AACCGGCAGGCAGTAACGGACAATCTGAAAAACATCAGCAGAGGCATAGACGATGCAAAGGCATCGTATGATGAGCTCATGTCCCTGTACAATGATCTTAAAGCCGAGGTGGAGCGGAAGAATGCCGCCTATTCAGCGCAATATGATGCATACATGAGGCACCTGAATGCCTACAGGGCTGAGCTTGATGCAGCGAATAAGGATGACACCGTCTCCAGGGGAACCTTTCAAAGTCTTTCCGGGCAGAAGCAGTCCCTCGATGCCGAGTTGGAAGGCCTCCAGGCCCAACAAGCGGACCTGCAGAAGACGGTGGACGACCTGAACGGTATTGTTGCAGACATCGGTTCCATAGCATCAAACCACAATTCGCAGGTGATGAGCTACAAAAACACATGCAACGAACTGACCGGGAAGTTCGCTTCCGGTCTGTATGAGAGGACCATGTTCAGGGAAAGCATAACCATTTTTCAATTCAGTAATTGTTAAATTTACTTGTTATATTATTCCCTTTTGCTTTTATAGGATTATCTAGCAATTCTTCCCTCTCCCAATCGCTCATTGGAAGACACCCCTCAATCTCCTGATTGATTAGTCCTTTGATAGAATAATGCACGACATCATCAACTTTTTTGACATAGATACCTGGTTTATCGCCAGAGACATGCTTCCCTAAAAATACCTTTAACAAAAGTTCCCGTTTCTGAGTCCATGTCATTTTTGCAGGATTTTGATAAAGTGCCTTCCAAGCCTGTTGGTGAACTCTTTTGGCAAGTGCACTAAGCTCTTTTTTGGTTGGTGATTGTCCAATCTGAGTATCGAGATTATCCATCTCTAGTTTGAGGAATCTCTTGCGTTCACGATATTTTTCCATAGTGGGTCTTGCTTCTTCATCCGTAAATATTCCTTTGACGGTTTTTTCAATGAGGGTCTGTATTTCTTTTTCAATATTATCGAACTCCTTATTATACCTTGCCTTGGTGGCAGACAGTTCTTGCAATTTTTCATTATTGGGGACAGTTCTTAATATGGACTTCTCTAATGCTTCTCTATGTCCAAAAAGATATAGCATTTGGATTATCACAGCTTCTTCTATGTCCTCTGCCCTGATGTCCCATGCTTTATAATTTGGGCAAAAACGCTTGATGCTTTTGTTCTTTGGGTGTCTGTACCTATATTTATATTGGGCCTCAGTCTTTCCATAGTTCATCTGATCGGGAACGCCATTCAGGGTGAGTCCGCAATCAGCGCAAAATATGATGCTGGATAACAGATATGCATGTTTCCCACGTGGATCATGGTTGATGGTCTTGTTGTTTTCAAGTCTCTCATGGACTGCTTTAATGATTTTCTGATCCTCAATCAGGGGAGGGATTTTCATTGTCCCCATTTTAGTGGTCCATGTATCACCAAGGAATTTTTTGAAGATGATATACAATGTGCTTGGAGAAATTCCCATTTCCTCTGCAATTTTCTCACGGCCTATTTTCTCACGGCCTATCTTTGATAGAAACTTCTTGACTGCTATCTTAATCATTTCCTTCTTTTCTTCGTCGATACTCCATGTGCCTGTCTTCTTGTCATACTTTCGTCCATAGGGTTTCTGACCGACACATGGCACTCCTTTACTAAATAGATCATGACGACATTCCTTGCTCCTCTCTGCCATATAGCCAGCGGTGCCTTCTCCGACCTCTGTCGTCATTCCAATCATCATTCGATCATGAGACTTGTTTAAATTGAACTCCATCGTTCCTACAAAAAAGCGTATCTTGTTCATCCTAAAAATTCTGATACTCTGCTTATTCTTTTCATTGTCCCTGGTCCATCTTGTGAGATCAGGGACCATAAATGCATCGAAGAGACCTTTGCCAGAATCTACGAGAGCCCTGTCAAGCATCTCTCGTTCAGATCCTGGTGTACTATGCTCTTGCCCCTCATATCGCATGGTAATTATCCCACCAAGATATTTCACGGCAGACTCGACCTGCTTCTTTTGATTGTTCAGGGATTCCCCACGCTTTTCCTGAGGTTCGGTGCTAACACGGCACAGCACCCCAAAACGTAGAGGTGGTTTCAATCCATCCGTAGTCATGCCCTTGCCTCCCGTCGAACTATCCTATTTATCTGGCCCGAAAGCCATACACTGCCATTCTTGGTCGGGATGCCCTCGGCATTCAGTGTATTGGCAATATTCTTCAAAGTGCATGACTCCCGTCGCAATGTAAGTATCTTCTCTATGATAAAATGCTCTTTCTCGTTTGGGACCAGCTTCTTGATCTTGGTCGGCTCACCCTTGCGATTCATACCGGGAACCACCTTCACATCATAGCCGAATGGAATCATGCCACCCAACTTCTCAGATTTTGACCGTTTGTGGTCCAGTCCAAACCTAACTCGCTGAGCAATCAGCTCTCTTTCAAACTGATGCATAGACCCCATGATGTGATAGAAGAGTCTGCCCTGTGGGGTGCTCGTATCAATCTGCTCTACGAGACTCACCAAATGTGACCCCTTCTTTTCCAGGATCTTGGCAATTTCCATCAGGTCTGAAAGGCTTCTCGTCAGCCTACTCCATGAATACGTAGCCAGGATGTCACCTTTGCCCATCTTGTTGAGGATCTTCATAATATGACGCTTCTTAATGTCCCGTCCACCACTCACCCCGTCCTCTGTGGAAATACCCTTCACAATGTGCCCATGATTCATAGCCCATTTTCTCAGGGCTGCATCCTGGGCCTCAATGGAAAGGTCCTGGTGATTTGTCGATGTTCTAGTGACCATGTACACATCAGCCATATTTCCCCCTTATTATATCATGGTTTTTGTGATTCCGGTTTCTTCAGGCGAGTAAGTTTGATTTCCCCTTTGTGTTCTTCTTCAAAGGATGCCATAAGCTGCTTGCCTTGCTCAGTTTCAGCGAACTTTGCCAGGTAGAGATCGAACATCTCGTTGACAATTTCCCTTGTCTTTTTATCCTTGTAGGCTGCTATCGCCTTCATCTTACGGAGCTTTATATCTTCGATGTAAAGGGTAAAAGCCCTCAATTTTTCCGCCATAACTTGGCCCTCCTGCCTTATTTATTTTAAGAATATCATAAAATAAATATATAAATAAAACAAGATAATTACTCATAAAAACTATTTTTCCAGACTGAACAAGGTTTTGAAAAAAGTGTGCTACGATAGTCTGTACGATTGTTTATTCGTCGAATAAAAATTTATAGGAGAATCACAATGGATCTGGGAGATAAGGAAATTTGGGACGAGGACGAGTTGGATTTTTTGAGTATAGATTTAAAGAAAAGTTTTAAGTGTCAGGTCCGAGGAACATACGGTGATATTTTTACCTGGGATTACAATGCTGATCAAGGAATCCTGACATCAACTTATTCGAATGGTGATTGTTATAAATATAAGCTTAGAGAAGGCTTTCACCGTTGGGCCTGGATTCCATTGAAGGATTAGACACAGTTGCGGCGGGGCCTTAAAAGGACTCCCCAAATTCATCGAGGGGCATAAAAAAGGCCCCGGCATTGCACCGGGGCCAAGGGAGGTCTTTCGTAGGTGCGGGTTATATTTTTATATCTTCATCCTGAGATCGACGAATATTGAATGATCTCCGGCCTGGTATCGCTCAACACTGATGCCACAGTCTCTCATCTCAAGACCGGACTCCTCAACTGTATTCCTGACCTGAGCTAAGGCCACAGTAAGAATACTGAACACCCTGTTTTTGACTTGATCCGCTTTTGCCTGACGTTCAATCAGATCCATATCGCCCCCTAGCCTTTTATCTTTATGGTATAGGTGTCATCCTTCTCGGTTACAGAATGTCCTTCTTTCTTGAGGTGTTTGATGTGCCCCCGAAGTTTGCCGGTAGCCGTCTTCTCAGGACTGTTGAACTTGTCCATGATAGCCTTGACAATGACGTCCTTCTTCGTGCCTTTCAGGAGGAGTTCATTGATCAGGCTGGACTGGGTATTGACTCTGTTACCGAAAACATCTGTTTTGATTTCTTTGGGGGCTGCTGTTTGATCGTCCTTGATAGCCGCCTTTTTCTGGACTGGTTTGCGATTGATCTTTTCAATGGTATCGCCATTGCCTGACTTCTTAACTTGTCCCTTTTTTGCAACCATAATTCTCTCCTTTCATAGGCTTTTGATATAACAAGATATATTCATAATAATTTTTATTTATTTAAAAAACAAGACTATCTTTCACATTTCGTGAAAGATATAAATTGATTGTATTATTAAAGAAAGATATAGGAGATAAGGTTTTGCCCTGACCTGTTGAAACCCTATCCGAAAACCGTGTTTCATCTGAAAATATGATATAATGTAAGCATGATGAACGAGAGAGGTGAAAAATGGGTAAGTTAAAAAATGGTAAGGTTGCAGGCAGTATAGACATTGGCGAATTGTTAACCCAGTTATGTGTTTTGGATGACATGCTCAGTCATATTGAATGGTGTGACCTTCTAGATGTTACCCCTAATTGGACCGACAAACGCATAAAGAAAGCAAAAAAGGAGCTTATTGCACTTGCTGAAGATTGTAGAACGATAGTTGGTAAATACATAACCAAAGAAATGAAAAGAGCAGTCTGGGTATCCCTATATGGGGAGCCAGAAAAAGGAGAGTCAAGCAATGGAATATAAGTTTATAATGATTAGTGGAACGATGAGAGACGGGAAGGCCAAAGGTTTTAGCGTTCAGTTTGGAGTATATAGTTCAATGGAGGTGACTATAAAAGATAGGAAGCCAAGAGATAATCAAGGGGATGAGTTAAAATGGGATAATGAAATTGTAACTTACTTAAATCATCGCTATGCTTCATATGTTAATGGAGCGGTTTTAGTGGCTATAGAAGGATAAAGGTTAGCCCCGACCTCTGAAAACCCCTATCCTTTGAGGTCTGCAAGGGTTGTTATTTCGCCATTTGTAACCATATTTGAAAGGCTTATTTTCCCATCTTTGAATAAATCAAACCTTCCAGGGCCTAAAACATCCTTGACGAAGCCGGGGTCGGATTCTAATTGCGATTGCATCCACTCGTTGTATGTGCCGTCAAACCTCTCAACTCTTTCATCTGTAACGGCTGGACGATCATCAGTGTTAGCACCCTCACCACCTACTAGTGGAATGTAGCAACATCGGCAGCACCAATGTAAGGGTAAATCTTCTTTTTGATCTGTAGGGCCATATGTGGTTCCATCCAAATCCCCACACACCAAACACGTCCTCGAATCTAGCGTGGCGCAATATTGCCAGCCCGTGAGCACATCCCCGAAGCCCTGAGTAACGGTTTGTTCACGAGCATAGTTTGCAGCCGAAAGCATACTGGTTCGGGCAAGGCCAGTGAGGTCTCGATAACTTCCCTCAACGCCCTCCTGGCGTAATCGTTTGACCATTCCCCCCACACTCTCGCCCTGAATGAGGGATTGTCTTTGTGCCTTAATTATTCTGTCGGCTGTGGACTGTTTTAGCTTATTGAGCCAGTCTGTGAGGGTCGAGCCTTCGATAAGGCCGGTCTGGAACCATGCCTGGACAAGTTCAGGGTCCAAGTGGAAGAACTGGATGTCAAGGCCAGTGCTATTGTTCATTGTACTGATCGTGTGTACGGTTGTCGCTGCGATAACGTCTTCTGAGGCTGATTGGAGTTGATCTCCAATATTGCTGAAAACACTATCAAGGGTATCTTCAACCTCGTTCCTCTGATGCAGTAAGAAAGCCTGTTTACGTTGAAATGTCTCGGTGTTGTAGTCGCCTCGAATGTAACGATCTTGCAGATCAGCCAGTTTTCCAAGGATTTCAACCCTTGCAGCATCAAGCTCTCGGATCATATCCGAGGCAAGAGCATTGCTTCGTTGATCTACACGATGCTGGAATTTTAAGATGTCATTGTACATGACTTAAGTAATTCTTTGATTGCTATTTCTACAAACTTGCACATGGGCACACCTTGCCTGTCGGACTCAGTCTTAAGTTGCTGATGAAGATCCTTGTAAATCTCAATGAAGAACCCAACCCTATTTTCCATCAGTTTTATACTTTTCTTGGGCCTACCTCTTTTACGTTCCATGCTTCATCCTTTCTTGGAGGCTGGGGAGCAAGGCCGATCCTTGCTCCCCATTTAAGAATATGACACAGGTCTGAGTGGCAGACCGGTCGGGTAAAACACTCACTCCTGGGAGTGAGACACTATTATGCGTTTTTAATTCCACGTAGACGCGCTGCTGCCCTTGAGTTAAAGACAGCCATGCCACTGATCCACTCGATCAGCGTTCTGAACTTGATACCGCCAGCGTACAAGCCGAGATCGAGCACTTCTATAGGACTGACCTGCAATCCTGAAACGTACTGCCCTGCACCAAATTTAACTGCATAAATTGAGGTGGTAACAGTAGCACCATCACCAGGCGCAGGTTCATTGAAATCAAGGATTTCATTACCTTTTTCATCGATCCAAATTATCCCGATTGGTATGGATGCATATGAAGGTATCTGTTGACCGAAGGCATCAGAGACCGTCTCGATTGCTGCACCGGAAGCACGAATCAAGGCATTGACCTTTCTCCTCATGGTCCTGTTCATAAACAAACAATCAACACCCCATGGGCAGCAGTCGATCAGCTCGTCGAGCATGGCAAGGGTCAAGGTGTCACCACCTGCACTTGAGCCCATATCGAGGAGCTGCGGACCAGTCAGACGTTTTTCAAGACCATCGAATCCTCGTGGGTTGACTGTAGTGTCACCCTTAAAGAATTCTTTAGTCCAGAACAGGCTTAATGCCTTGGCCTTTAGTCCGTCATAAATTGCCCGAAGATCGTTTACATTTCCCTGTGTTTTAATTAGAGCACGGTCAACATCGCTAAACCCACCTGAGATCATGAGTGTCTCGATCTGGGGATTGAGTATGCCAGTGCTTTCATTATAGCTCTCGTTCACGCCTCGAAAACCGACACCTGGCAAAATTTCTTCCCTGTTGTATCTGTAAGTATCACTTGAAACTGACATAAAGGGTAGTCGTTGAAGCACCTCAGAAGTTCGCGGGTACTCTTCGATAATGCCTTTTTGAAGCGGATCAACGCAAAGTTTAGCTTGATCTAACAATGTTAAAGCCATTGATTTTCCTCCTGTTTCCACGTCAGAAACAAGGGCTCTTCAATGGCCTCTAACTATGTTGAGACAATGGATTTATTTTTTAGTTTTTGTAACCAAGTTTCCTTAAATCGTGTGTACTAAGACCTTCAAGATTTCTGGGGGCCGTATTCCCGGATCTCTTTGTGTCTAGCCCATCAGGAGATGTCTTCCCAAAGATTCCCTTTTTCTGCGCGTTCCTGATCCACATTATTTTAACTGCTGGTGATAGGTCAGGGACGAGGTCTTTAAACTCTTCCGGGATGTCCTCGATGAGTTCATCAACAATGGATTGCAGGGCTTCAAGAGCCTCTTTTTTCTGCTGGTTGACCTGATCGAATCGTTCCTTGGGAATCATCTTGCTGCCTTTTTCGGTGGCATTGTCCGTGCCCTGGGCCTGGGCTTTTTCCTTTGTTTCATCGCTTTTTCCGTCTGCGTTGACGATTGCTTCTTTTTCCATTAGGGTACCGTCCTTCCTGGATTTGGGGTTATGGGATATCCCTCATTGAGGGTTCTCATCTCGGATTCTACAGTCAGCAAATATGCGAGGGCATCTTGTCTACTCGTTATGTCAGGATTGCGAGCCATGACGATGTCCACAGGCGATATGACGCCCATGCCCATCAATGCAGTCCATGCGTTCGCTTGGACCAGAGGATCAACTTCTGGTTTAGGATCTTCAAATGATACTTTTAATTCTGCATTCTTGGAAAACTGTTTACCAGGATTGTGATGGTTCCATAGAACCTTGAACATATTGAATAAGTTATGCTCGTAATCCATGAAAAGCTCGACCTCGTCCTGCCGGGCTTCATCTAGCTCCTGGCTAGAAATTATCTTGCTAATTCCGGAAGATCGTTCCGGTTCGTCAATTAGAATATGCGCGGACAGGCCATACGAGACAGCTGTCTGACCTATGAGAAATTTTATTGCTTCGATGATCGCGCTGATTGGGGCGTTAGTTGAGGCAAAGCCCATGCTACATCCCTGTGGCAGTTGGGTTACTGCACCTGGTCCCAAATAAAAGTCGGTGCTTTGTGGTACACCGATTGTATAAGGCTGACCGTATCCTTGAAGGCGTAAAACATAGCATAAATCGGTCAACCTCTCGTTAACGGCATCCTGGGCTGTGATCAGATCGTCACCGCCATCGATCCAAAAATCTCGAACTGGAACACCATCCCAGATCGGGACGAATGGCAAAACGCCGTAAGGATTTGGCTGGCTTGCAATCACTTTATTTCTGTAGTCAAGCGTCTGGAACTCTTGGGCAGTCCAAAGGCTATATGTTAGGTCTTCGAGCTTTCCTGAGTCAGGATAGATCGTTATTTTGACCGATAGTAACTGCTCCGGAACATCACCATAAGTGACATCGGTTTTGTCACCCGTTATCAGGTCCAAGTCCATGTGACCATCACGCCATATTGGCCTGAGCAGAAGGGTTTTAAGGAGCTTGCAATATCGACTTGCCAGCTTGAGTTTTCTTCCAAGAGACGATGTGAGGGCAATTGCTTGGAAAAGTTCGGTGTCGGTTGTTGAGCCTTTGACGATCTGCCTCGTGACCGGATAAATGTAAACCCTGGCAATGTTGTTTATGACTTTTCGGGTCACATTGATAAACATCGGCGTGATCTTGCTTGCATCTGCGAAATGTCGGGTAAGCTGCATCCGCAGGAAATCTAACTGTAAGTCGTGGTAATACTCAATCCTGCGGAGGTGTTCCTGCTTCCGCATCAAGACGGGGTCAGTCGCACTGAATCCCCATGTTCGAAATGCTACATCGTCAACAACGCTGTTCCAAAACATTCACTAACCTCCTAAAAGCAAAAGAGCCCCAATGGTTTGGCCGTCGGCTGGCCTCCATGGGGCTCTATGCATGAAAAGGGGGCTTTTCGTGATATATGTTATTATAGTTTTTTTCTATAACAAGACGAAAACTTATTTTATTCTTTTGATGATCTCTCTGGCCTTTTTGTATCCTATCGTCTCTTCTTTCAGTAGGGCTTCCACAATGGCTGTAATAGCTTTACAGTTCTGTTCAATGAGATTTTTGCACTCGGGCTCAAGTTCTTTTAGTTTTTTGTCAATTACATCTGGTTCTGTAATCCCAAAATACTTTTCAGCCTTGTTCATGATTAACCGCAAGTCACTTTTTGTATACCCGGGACACACCTCATAGCCTTTGGACTTGAGATAAATTTTTTCGGCAATTGTCCCGGCCATATCAAGAAGAAATTCCCTTTCCAGTACCTTTTTCCTTTTCTCAAAGGATATTGGATTAACGCAGACGAAAGATTTAACATCTGGACGTTCAGACATGGTTCCATTGATAGTCACATAAGCAAATCTCACTTTTTTGAGGTAATGCATCACCACATGACCGGCCTCATGGTGGGCGTAAAAAGCCCGCTCAAGCTCGGGTGGAATCCTCGTCCATTTGCCATTTTGCTTGATCATTATTCTTCCCTCACGTTAACTGCCTGATCTCCCTTCGGGCCTTCCTCGATGTCGAATCTTACGGAATCGCCTTCAACCAGCATCTTGAACCCATCTCCTAAGATGTTTTTCCAATGCACAAAGACATCACTTCCACCGTCTACTGTGATAAACCCATACCCTTTTTCTCTGTTGAACCATTTTACTGTTCCTGTTGCCATTACTTGTTACCTTCCTTATTTTTTTATTACCCCGAGTGATGCCAATGAAGCGCCATGGGCTCCAAGCCTGTTTATCCGGTCACACTTCCCACATTTATGAAGCAGGAAAGATCCTGGTGGGAATAAACCTCTCCCAAAATATCTCCGGCAGGCTGCACATCTAAATTCTATCTGACCATCTCCTATTAATGGGAGCCATAAATCTTCTGTCTTCTCGTACATTACAGCACCTGATATTGTTTGATGGTGTCTTTGGTCTGGACGTATGCCTTGAAAAACTCAACCAAGTTAAGCTCGCTGTCCAACTGATTGAATGCCAGGAAGTCTTGGTGCATGTCCTGGACTGAATGGAATGCAGCACAGCCTTCAGAGCAGTGCATGACTTTTGAACCACCAAATAAGAAACATAGAGCCCGTTTGAGCGAGGATTGATTCTGACAATCGAGTAGATCAAGCTGATACATGCTAAGAATCTCATTCCTGAGAGAGAAGATCGCCCATGCAGTGGCGTACACGGCATCGTCATGGAACTGGCTTGATGAATGCCCAAAGCTGTATTGTCCATGTTTCTTTGCGGTATAAATGAATGAGCGCATTTCATCGGCAAGCTGGGTGCAGTTTGCCGGGATATGGAGCCTACCGTCCTTCACTATGCGGTAGAACTCAGGGAATATCGTGTTCTGTGCGACGTCTGTTGCATGGATTGACTCATGGGAAATTTGCATTTCTGCCAGATATGGGAGAAGGTCTACTGTCTCGAATGATTCTAAGACAACATTGGTGAGGGTGTATCTCTTGTGATTCTCTATGATCCTGGCCTTTATTGCCTTGCTGAGGTTCAAGGTAAAATCGTGCATGTCGAGGATGAAATATTCGGGCTCACCTGATGTCTGGGCGACCTTGGCAACGGTCGTCAGGACGCTGTGATCTCCTCCCATTATCGGAGACAACAGCTTTGCTCGGTCTAAACCAGCACCGACCTTGTAGGGTCTGCCATGGGCGAGGTCTTTGATGTCAAGAACGGGGATTTTATAGCTGTCCATAGCTGCCCTGATAAGGATTTCGGGGAAGAGAGCATTGGCTACTGATGAGCGTTTGCCGAGGATGTCGCGCTGGTAGTCTGCTTCCAAGGCTGTTCTTTGTATGCGCTTGGCTCTGGATCGGTCAATCCATGCAGGGGCTTTCTCTGTAAACTCTTCAAAATCCTTGTATTCCAGGTGTCTGCAAAATATTGAAGGGTCGGACATGGCTTCTTCTTCCAAGCCATGAACGGGACCGCCTATGGAATCTGCATTGCTGTCTATGAGGATCAGGGAATCTTCCGAGTCTAAGAGTGAGGCCTGGACTGCGTTGAATATCGAGATGTCAGGGGCTGCATGGAGGTCCGATACCCATAGCAGATTTATACGCTCTCCGAATGCGGATGCACTTGAAACGCCTTGCTTGATTATTTGGTTTCCCCAGGTTTCCTGGCGTATACAGTCATGAAGGATGTCCCTGTCGGGGTCTATCCGAATTCTTAAGCCTCCGGTATGCTGGATGATGGACTTGAGCTTCCTGAGCATTGTCCTATCGGTGTGCGTATCGTTATTACCTAGCAAAGAAATGGTGTAGTTCTTCCTGGAACAGAAAAAGAAGAGTGCTATGATTGCAAAGACTGTACTCTTGCCGTGTCTACGAGGCTGAATGGACAGGATCATGGAGTGCTTAAGCTTTCCATTTTCTTGTGTGAAGACGGCCTTGATGATTGTCTTCTGCTCAGGTGTGGGTCGGAAGACCTCATACCTACCTGATCGTGTAAGGATCATGGGCTTGACATCTTCCAACCAGGCATAGAAGGCTTCTTCCGTGTTCTCCTGCCAGCGCTCGGCTATCCTCGGAGGCCTTGGAGATCCTTTAGGGAACCCTCTCTGTTTGGTAGTGGGTATGTTGGTTTTATGTTCCTGATCGATGTCAGTTTCAGGGTCAATGGTAGGGTCGATGTCTGGTGCTTTATCCTCTTTGATTGGGAATCTGGTTCGTGTAAGTGTCATTCAATTACCTCATAACCCGTTGTATTTATTTATTACATTTCAAATGATTAGTTTATTCCTCGTTTTTTATGCCTTCTTGTGCCAAAGTCTAAAGTATAACTTAAGACTTTAGACTTGGTAAGCCCGGATTAATCCTCAAAAATCACCATATGGCTCCCGACTGCCTTCATACCCAGCACATGGGAGGTCTCCCGTAACCAATCGGTTCAGCAACAACCCATACACATACCCATCACGCCTCCAATATTTGAGTGATGTAAGTAGCTCCCGATCATCCACCCATCTTACAGTGGCGAGGGTACTTGGATTGATCTTCAATGAATCATGTGCTTCTTGGTAGATGGGAAATCCCCTGGCACTGGACCCGAATAGGTCACTTGCCAAATGGATACTGAGAAACACTCTGGCAACCTTTGAAACCTTCAATTTCATATGGAGCCTCCAAAACTTAGGCTCCCGACTAAAATTCCCCTAATGGGGAAAAACAAACTCTTTCAATCTGAATGGGATAGTCTTTCCATTCCTTCCATTGAAAAAGAGAAGAGGGAGATAGAGCAAACGAAGTTTGCTCAATGTTCTTCTGAACGAAGTGAAGAAGAACCTATTGGTACTATATAAGGGATACCTAAAAATAGGTATAATATGTGCCACAATTGATTTTTTCAATTTATCGTGTAACATATTGTTATTCAACATTAATCAACCAACCATCAAATATGATAAAGATCTATCCATGCCCCATGGCTAGATCTTTTTACAAACCATGGGTAGATCTTTTTACATTTCAAAATCACTACATCTTCTCCCTGAATTTGAAATTAATCAGTGCTTTTTGACACGCTGGGTTACTCTTCAAAAAAGGATATGCACGGCCATAAGGAGCGTGTGATGTCACTATGTAATAGCCGATTGCATAGTTCACTGGACCATTGCGACCTATCCGACGGAAACTTCGTAAGAAGCCACACTTCACGAGTGCATTGAGACAATAGCTGATCTTTCTTTGATCCAGGTCTCGGGCTTCTAAATAATCATAATCAAGTGGAGCACACATCACAAAGGGCCATCTCCGTTCCTTTCCCTCATCATCGTATTTATGCGTATTGTACAAACCAGCGTTTATACGTTCAGCAATAAATTTACTCTCGAACAGATCCAGCCTTTTCTCCCATAAGTGTTGTAGGATTGTAATCATGTGATGGAAACTCCGATCCTTGGGATTATTGAGTCTGCGCCAGATACTTTTGTCCTTCTCCATCCACCCGAAATTGAGGGGCCATTTGCTATTGTCATGCTGCCATCTGGTCTTACCTTTGATAGTCTTGGGCTTGAATTTAGGGTCATTATGATAGATTCGTCGTGAAACCCGTTCCATTATGCCTCCTCGGTGCATGTTCTCCATGGAATGATAAAAAGTGGGAAGAACGGTCCAAGGAGTTTACCGTTCTTGTCGGGAGCGACCCTATCCCACCTGTTCTATAGAATCCGCAAGAATGCGGTTCCTTTCTACAATGAGTGCTTTCCTTCCTGAGATGTCCCAGGTGATGTTTATTTGACAAACATAGGGGTTTATACAGGCCTGGGATGTTCATTGTGTTTTTAATGATTTGTGATTGTCGGATCTTTCGACTGATAACGTATAAAAACAGCCTGTTTTATTGATTCGACGATTGGTAAGACGAGATCAATGTTAAAATCTCTATTCCGCAGATCCATCGAAAGTTCACCAAATTTGTCAGCGACGAATTCCTTGAATTCATCATCACTGAACGACATTGCCCATTCCTCGAAACTCTCACACTCGCTGATGTTTTTCATATTACTTCGTCCTCGTGAGTTTGACTGTTATAGGTTTACTGAGATCGGTAGTGGGGTCGGCAAGCTTCTTGTGATAGGCTTCTCGAAAGAGTTTTTCCTCGAAATCATCCACGAATTCCTCAATCATCACGTTCGCTAGATCGTTAATAGCCATATTTTTTATAGCTGCGCACGATTTGAAACGCTGCCAGGAATTCACATTTATGTGAGATAGATGTATGGCTTTGGTATTCAT